AGATTGTAGAAGAGGGATATGAGTATAATCCTGAAACAGACTACAGCCTTGATTGGGAATGGGTTAACGAAGTATGGCAAGGTTTCCGTATTGATGGAGATATCTATATGGATATTCGTCCTATTGATTACCAACGTACAAGTATAGACAATCCGTCTAAATGTAAATTACCTGTTAATGGTAGATCTTACAGTGAGAGAAACTCAAAGAATATTAGTCTGGTATCATTAGGAATTCCTTATCAGCTATCTTACAACATCTACAAATACCGATTGGAAAATGCTATAGCCAAATCAAAGGATATTTTAGCGTTACTTGATATCTCCATGATTCCGAAAGGCTGGGATATGGATAAGTTCATGCGTATTCTTGAAGCCACAGGTATTGGATGGGTGAATTATCAGAAAGAAGGAATACAGTTTAATCCTCAACATCAGTCTGTACTCGATATGAGTATTAAGACCATTGAACAATACATAGCCCTGCTTCAGTTTATTAAAGAAGAGTGGGAATTTGTCAGTGGGGTATCCAGACAACGCATGGGGCAAATGGGACAATATGAAGGTAAAGCTACAGGTGAACAGGCAATCATTCAAAGTTCACATATTACAGAAGAGCTATACCGTAAGTATGCAGAACTTGAACAAAGAGATCTTCAGGGACTTATCGATTGTTCTCAGATAGCCTGGCTGAATGGTAAGAAGGGTAATTACATAATGCCTGATGGTATTGAAAAGTTTATCGACATCGATCCTGATACCTTTGTACATGAAGAGTTTGGTGTATTTGTTAAGGACGCTAATAAAGAACGTTATAAGCTTGAACAGTTAAAACAACTTGGTCAGGCAGCTATGCAGAATGGTGCTCCTATGTCTATCATAACAGAGATCATTGATTCTGATAACTTTGCTGAACTTAAAAATCTTGTTAAACAAGCAGAAGCTTCTATGGAGAAGCTGCAACAGCAGGCATCTGAAATGGAACAGCAAATGAAACAAGCTGAACTTGAAGAAAAACAACAAGAACGTGAGTTTGACGCTCAGCAAAATGAGTTAGACCGTCAAAATAAAATCGATATAGAGCTAATTAAACAGGAATTTGCTAACGCTGATGTAATGAATATGTCAGATGAGCAGATTCAACGCATGAAACTTCAATTAGAAGAAAAAGTTAAAATGAGACAATTACAGGAAGAAAAACGCTCTAACAAGGCTCAGGAGAATCTTAAAGCTAAAGAAATAGCAGCTAAAAAGAGTACGAGCTCCAGTAATTCTTAAAACCATAAAAGTAATTGAAAGAATTTCATGAATAATGTTGACACTATAATCACTAATAATTACCTTTAACACATGGCAAAAGAACAAGAAAAACAAGAAGAACTATCTACTGACTTCTTTTCAGAAGTAGAGATGGAGATAAACGATAACCTTGAAGGGCTGGATGATGAAGAGGAAGAGTCTTCAGATGACCCCGAAATAGAAGATACAGATGATGAAGAGGATAAAGATCTTAACTTAGTCGATGATGATGATCCTGATAAGGATGAAGACGACGAAGGTGATGATGATGATCCTCTTGATGAAGATGTTCCTTTGGTCAAAGAAATACAGCAAGCCCTCGGTTATGAGTTTGACGAAGAATTTGAAGATACCGAAGAAGGTATCCAACAATTAGTTCAAGCGAGTTCTGAAAAACTTGCAGATGAACAATTAGCAAGAATTTTCGAGCAGTACCCTGATGTTCAGGAGCTACTCGAATATCGAAGACTTGGCGGAAACCCTGACAAGTTTTTGAAAACTAAATTCCCTGAAGTAGACTACACCACGGTTGAATTTAACGAAGAGGACTCTTCTCAGCATGAAGACCTTGTTCGGCGTGAACTCAAAATAAGAGGTTACTCTGATGAGGAAATCGAAGCTGAAGTAGAGGATTACAAGAACGGGGGAATTCTTGACAACAAAGCAAAACGCGCACTCTCTGCATTACGTACTAAGCAACAAGAAGGCCAAGAAAATCTTCTTGAAGAGCAGAGAGAAGCAGATAAACAAAAACAACAAAACGTAGAAAAATTCTGGAACGATGTAAAAGAAGACATTGATTCAGTTAGTAATTTAAAAGGGATAACCCTTCCTGCAAAGGATAAGGATTCCTTATTTGATTACATTTCGAAGCCTGTGGATGGCAACA